CGAGCCAGTGCTCCGGGTCGCCGTGGTTGGAAGCGTAACCACGGGCGCAGGCTTCATTGTGGCTGATGATGTTTTCCGGCTTTATGGTCGGGTAGTTCTTCATGAGCCGCTGACATAGGTCGGAGGCAAGCCCGAAGGTCTCCTCAAAGTAGGCGCGGTCGTTCAGCGCGTCCTCGCAGATTTCTATCTGTATGTACGCCGGGTTGTAGTTGTAGCTGCCCTTTGAGCCATCGCCGCAGTTCCAGCAGCAGATAGTCCAGGGGAGTATCTTAGCCGCACGAACCGTCCCGCTCTTGTCCTTGCCTATAAACGCATGGCAGCATATCTTTGTTGGTTTGCCGCCGTTCCCGATAGGCATTGGAACGTTCCAGTGCGTACCATATGGATTCTTTCCGCAAATCTCCGGAGAATCAACATACCTCCAGAGATACGGATTGTCGCAGCCGGTGGAGTGAATTATGATTCCCGCCGGGCTCCCCTGTGGCATGGTTCGCGCAGCCTTGTAGCAGAGATTATTCTTTGCATACGCTTCAAAGGTTATCGCCATCGTTGCTGTCCTCCTTGTGCCCTCCGTCTGCAAGTCCCTCTCCGATGGTGTATCCGACTACCGCAGCGGTAGCCATAATGCAGCCGCTGACTGTAGTTGCGACCTCATCGCCGCCGCCGAATGCCAGGATAAGTCCCGACACCAGCGCCGCCAAGGATACCCACCACTTGCGGCTTGTGAGCTTTCTCTTCCAGTCAATTTTCATGGTTGTTGCCCTCCAGTCTGTCTATTCTGTGATGTGCCTGCTTTGCGCTGGATTCCACCGCCGTAAGCCGCGTTACAAGGTCAAGATACTGCTGTTCCTGCTTGTCCAGCTTGCGCTTGATGTCGTCCATGCTTGCTTTTATGTACCCGATATCGCTGCGGTATGAGCCGTCCTCGCGATTATCGTCCCGCTTGTTCCGCGCGAACGCCGCCGCGCCAAAAATGATACCGGATATCGCGGCGATTACGCTGATAATTGTGATGATGTTCTCTACAGTCATGTTTCCTCCATTTCCGCAAGCTCCGCGCGGAGCTGCGCTGCTTCTTCCTCCAGCACCTTGAGCCTGCTCTTGTCCTCGTCCGTGCCTGCGCCCGCGACTATTGCCGCGAGCGGGCGTATTCTTGCCCGGTCGATTTCGGAAAATCTCCGGGATATCTCGGCTGCTCTGAGCCGGCTTTCCCTGGCGGCGCGCTGCTCGTCTGTTTCGCGCGGCTCGATGATGTCGTTACAGTTCTGCGACATATGCGTATCCTCCTGTTACCTGTTTGATGTCCGTTATGGTTCTCATGCTGGGGCGCATGTCCAGCGGGTCGATGTCGTTTGTGGTGCGCACCTGGTAGTAGCGCTGGCACTTCGCAAGCTCCGTCGCCGGGTCGGGCGGAACGAACGGCGTCGCCAGTGAACCGCCCTCCAGCTTCACCCATGCGAGCTTCAGGGAGTTCCCGGCTTCGGTTCCCTTGTTGAACCCGATGGAAACAGCAGAGATGTACTCGCCATCGGGAAGGTCGACCGATACCTTGTTCACTCCCTCGCGAAGCGCCAAAGTATAGTAGCTGTCAACGTAGTCCCCAGCTGCGGTCACAGTGCGGATACGCGCGGCCCATACTCCGGTGACGTCCGTTGCCTTGAGAGATAGCGTGTATTTTCCCGGTCGAAGCGGGAACTCAAAATCCTGCCAGAAAGCGTGAGTTGTTGACGACGCTGTTACCGTAGAGGTGAGTTTCACGCCACCGGAAATCGGCGCTGCGCTGCACTTCCCGGGGGAATACCATCTGTCGACCGTGTAGCCGGAGGTGTATTCAGCCTGCCCGCGCTGATTTATACGGAAATCCGGATTTATCAGCAGGTTAGGATTGCTGTAATTCACCGCGTTCCACGCTGCCTTTTCAGTGGCGGTAACGTGGATATCCGAGTCAGCCGCGTGCGCTTCTATGGCGGCTCTTGCCACCTCGTCCACACCGCTCTCGCCGCCTGCCGATGTGGACGTCTTAAAAGGGCATGCGGTGTAATCGCTCCCGACGAGCTGAACCATGCCGGTGCCGAGCAGGTACACCGTCCCGCAGGCTCCGTCTATTCTCATAGCCTGCCCCGCAGGAATGCTGGCGGTGCCGTCAGCTCCTGCCGTGATTCCCGGCGTTGTGGACGCATATATCGCGCCCGTGCCATCGTTGCGGAGCCAGATGTTAGTGCCTCCGCCGTAATCCACCCTGATTTCCGCGCCCGAAAGCGCTATCGTCTTTGATGTCATGTGTTACCTCCTATTTTGTATTTTTTCATTAAGTACGCTGAGTTGTTACGCACCGTTGCTTCATCGTGATATTGAGAGCCAAAAGCGCACATATAAAAATTGCTGCCACCTAATTCATGTTCCGAGGGAATCACCCCTCCTCTGCTTGAATAATTTAGAAGCATATTACCGCTGTAATTTCCGCGATATACGCTGAGCTGCGTACCTACAAGCACAGAATCAATATACAGGTATGCCTTGCCATTGTCCCGCGTATAGCAAACTGTGTGAATTTCCGAAGAATCCGCTTCGGAAATTATATCGCAGATAATGGCTGAAAACGATAATAGGTTCCGTTTGTCTGCCAAACATAAGCTGAATAAATCGTAACCATAATTGGGTCTGTCTGGCGCTATCTTTTTAGTAATAAGCGGAATCCATGTTTCTGACGAAACCTGCTTAAACTCCACGTCAGTCACACAATAAACCGTATTCGGCTCATCGCAAATAAGCGAACCATACTCCCCGGGATTAAAATGCAAAGCGCTACCGTTTTCCGAGCCTCCGGAAAGCGTGATATCGTTGTATCCGGAAACAGAATTTCTCCAGCGACTGTTCGCAATATCCCGCGTATCGGGCGTGAACATTCCGAATATTCCGTCCATTATAAATGCCATCTTGCTTATTCCCCTGCACATCGCCACAGCCCAGAACACCGCGTTATGCGCAGCCACATCGGTTATACCCGCCGATATTTCCGGCTCGAACTCGTTTCCCGCGCTGTCGCTGATTTTGGATATCAGCCCGGTTTCCGCGTCCTTTTCGACCGTGTATGTCGTACCATTGAACTTCACGGAGGTGTCGGTCAGGTACTGGTATTCGGTGAGGATGCCGCCAGTGCCGGAGGAGCTCTGAACTGCTCCTCCCACACTCTGCGGAACTGACTGCCCGACAATATCGCCGGTGGTGTAATTATCCTGCGAGCTGGAGCGCGCCGAAGAGTATATTTTCTCCGCAAATCCACCGTCAGCTATAGAATAATTCAGCCCGGTAATGAGCACCGGAGCGTTGGTGCCGTTCGCTCGGTAAGCCGTGACAATGTCGCCAAGCTCGAACCACCCACAACCCTGCCGTCTGATTGCTGCCTCGTGATAATTGAGCCCGGTGACGCGTTCTTCAATAGCGTGCTGCACAGGCTCTTTCGGGTAGAATGTGAGCGGATTTTCAAACTCCATGATTCCGTTCGTATCCTCGTCGTTCCGGCTGTAAGTCACACCGCCGAGCGTCCACACAATGCCGTTCACAGAGTAGCTATCATCAGAGATATCCGCCTCGATACTGTTCGCAGCGGCGAATGAATCTTCCACCGTTGCGAACCTGGTGAGCTGGAGGTGGCCTCCTGCGTCAAAAAAGAAATTTCCGCCCATCGCTGAGGCGAGGTAGCTGAGCATTTCCCGGCGCGTGTAGTATATTGTATTGCCGTCTGAATCCGTTCCCTTTGCGGGCTTCTCAGAAATAGTACCGTCGTAAGGAATTGCAAAATCTGAAGCCAGATTCACGTCCAGCAAGTCGCACAATTCCAAAAGCACCGCCGACATCTTCGCAGGATAAGTGAGCTTGGAATTATAATTTTTGTGCGCCCGGAGCATTTTATCGTACGCGGTGACGGTGTAAAATCCGTTGGCTTTCTTGATAGTATCAACGTAATACCACCCGAGCGAGATCTCCTCCGATCTGGAGCCGTCCGCTTTGTAAAATCCCACACGCATGATAATGCGATCGCTCTGGCGTATCTCCACACCGTCAAGCAATAGGAGCGTGAGCTTCCCGCAAAAAGCATTTCCCACCTGTATGCCGCCGGATTTTGTGCCGATATCTACCACCGCAGATACAATTTTGTCCGTGCCGTAGTAATTCCGATCATTCGTCCAGGTATTCCCGGATCTCGTCCCGAAAATCGCCCGGCACCAGATATGCCGCACCGGAGCCAGAGCAAGTGCCTTCGTTTCCGCTGTAATATCCCACATATCTCAAATCTCCCTGAATTCCAGCGTAATGCTGCTGTAATACACGCCCTGGGTCCGGTCGCCGTTCTTGTAGTATGGCCGCGGGCGGGAACTTACAGAGCAAGTCACTGATTTAGTCACAAGCGCAGCGCCCTCATAGTAAGAGATCTCTGCCACGCCGGCAGCCACTGCCGCCTCGATCAGAGCCATAGTTGCCGCCGGAACCAGTGATATTGCGACATTTACGGTAGATTTCACCGCCATTTGATCAATCAGCAGATCACCGTTGAGATTCGTGTTTTCCACACGTTTACGCGGCTGCTTTGATACGGTGACGGAAGTCACCGATTTCAGCTCGTTTTCGCCGAGCTTGAAGTATTCAAATCGCATTCATACACCCCCGAGAATGGCCGTTTTTGGAGCTTTTTACAGCTTTTAAGGGAATTATATTCCCTTAAAGGGAGAAGCCCCGTCCTGGCGCGCTATTTCATTGAAATCATCTATCAGAGCCCGCGCCAGCTCTGTGCTGTCGGAAAGCTGCACCGAAATCGTCACCGGCTGTCTGCTCTGTAATGAGCCGGCACCGAGCCGCTCCGCAAAGCTGTCCAGCGCGCGGGAAAACGCCCCGGATATCATCGCAGAAAGGTCTGCGAGCGGCGCGACTACCTCCGGATTTACAGCGGCGTCGATGTTGTCGCCGACCATTGCGAGTGTAGTTCCGGACACAAGGCCGCCGCTTGCGAGTTTCGGCACTTCCTTTTTCTGATAGTAGTCGGCGTACCATGCAGAGCCGGTTATCGGTGTTTTCGGGTCGGGAAGATCCTTGCCGTTGTAGTAATCAATGGCAATACCTTGTAGATTCCAGCTGTCAGCCATTTTATCGTACAGATACACTTTTTCAGAGGTATCAAGCACTTTTTTCTGAGCTTCCTTTATTGCCTCATCTATGCTCATTCCGCTGTAAACGGCATTTTTCACAGCAGCATACAAATCGCTCTGCATTGTGCTGTATTTTGAATTAAGCTCCACGAGCTCAATCTTATCGCCGTTCCACGTTTCATAGAGCCGCGAACCGACTTTCATAAAGAAATCGTTGAATCCATCGTACCACTCTGCCAGATTTGTGCCGAATATCTCGTCGATGTGTTCGCAGACATTCCGGATAGTACTTTCAAATCCTCCGCCCCATGTTTCCGCAGCCCCGAGGAAATCGCCGGAAAGGAACTGCGCAACTCCCTCCAGAGCGGGGAACAGCGTATCATTCAGCAGCTCAGTAATTATTCCGAGCGTTCGTTCAAGCAGGCCGGAAACTATCGGAGATTCCAGTATTGATTCTGTGAGACCCACCACCACGTCAACGATTGGGGAAAGAAGCTCCAGTATATCAGCAATCGGATCGATCAGCGCTTCGATCACATCAAGCACCGGATCCAGCAGATTCAGTGCAAGCTCAACCAACGGCATAAGGCTTTCAAGAATATCCAGCAGCGGCGGCAGAAGCTTTTCGATTATCTTTATCACCACCGGCATGAGCCGCTCAGAGAGCCAGCCTACTATTTCCATCAATATCGGCATGATATCCCCGGAAATGAACTCCACTAACGGCGGCAGCAGCGACTGAACCAGTTCGGAAATTATCTCTATGAGCGGCGTTGCCATATCCACAAGCTGTGGCAGCAGTTCCTCGGCGAGATTGAGCAGCGGGTCTATCATCGGCGTAATGTTATTCAACAACGGCTGCACGGATTTTACCAGCCGGGGAATAACCGTTTTTGCAGCCTCTGAAAGCCTGCTCACCACATCTTTTACAAGTGGAATAAGGCTGTCACCGAGCGGCTGTATCATCGTTTCAAGCTGTCTTTTCAGCCCGCCGAGCGCGTCCTCAAGACTGCTGTAATTCACATCTTTGATGCTGTCCATCGCGCCGGCACACTCGTAAGCGCCGTCGGCGATGCTGCCCATTGCCGCCACTGCGTCAACGCCGAGATCTTCCCACATGGTACCGAAAAGATCCGTGCCCGCCGTATTCTGCTCAATGGGGTCCTTCATAGCCGCGAGCGCCTGAACTACCTCCTGAAAGGCTTCGTGCGCCGTCTCGCCGCCCTGCGCGAACTTTTCGCTCATTTTATCGGCATTCAGGCCGACAGCTTCAAACCCCTCCCTGGTGGAATCTGAGCCGTCAATAGCGCGGATAGAGAATTCCTTGACCGCGTCGCCGATTTTGTCGAGGTTCCAGGCGCCGTTCTCGGCCCCCTGGGCGAAAATTTTGAACATATCGTCCGCAGAAAATCCCAGCTTAGCAAACTGCACGGAATATTCGTTGATGCTGTCAATGAGCTCGCCGGAATAGTTCAGGCCGTCCTGCGCGCCCTTTGCTATGTAATTGTAAGCGTCCTCGGCGGCAATGCCGAAGTTCTCCTTCATTGCCTTTGCGGCTCGCGCTGTCTCGTCAACGCCCATGTCGAAAACGTCCTGCAGCGCGTAGGCGCTCTCGGTGATTTCTTTGAGCGGAGCGGCGTCCATATCTCCGAGGTTCTGCGTTATCACGGAAATACTATCCGATATATCGTCAAAGCTCTCCCCGAAATTATCGCCGTAAACGTCCTGGATAACGCTTTTGTATTTTTCGGCCTGCTCTGCGGTAGCTCCAACAGCGGCTGCGGTTTTCTTCACTGATTTATCGAGCGCGTCCGCCGACTTTACTGCCGCCGTGCCAACGGCAGCGGCGCCGGCGGCTGCCGCTGTAGTGATACCAGCCGCCCACTTTCCGACCGCCGCTGCTCCCTTACCGAATGTTTCAGTGAGCCCTTTGGCGTTCTTATCAGTTTTATGGATGGATTCGTTGGCTTTGTCGCTGTCCACTAAAATTGTACCGAACAGCTTGAATATCTCCACAGCCTCAGCCTCCCATCTTCACGAAATTGAATTTTTCGAATTTCTCCGACATTTCCGTGTGTATCTGCTCCGCAGATTTAGACACTGCCGGAACCGCCGTGCAAGCCGCCCTGAAATCCGAAAATGCCACATTGCGCTCATACCCGCCGGCTATCCAACGAAGCACCAGAAGTTCGTCCTGGGCTTTTTCGCACGCGGTATTGATTATCCCGGAAATATCCCGGAAAGAAAAATGCTCAAGCGGTGTGAATCCTCCGTACCGCCTGAGCACCGTGTCGATTACCTCGAAGCTGCCGAGCTGGCAGCAGAGGAGAAAAAAGCCGCGAGATCGTTTTCCCCGGCGAGTTCCCGCGCGAACTTCACGATATCCTCCAGCGGCATATCGCACACATCGGCAGCACCGCAGCCCTTTAAGGAAGCGATGAAACCGCACAGCTCCTCCTGCACGTCCGGAGCCTTTTCAATAAGCATGAGCACCACGGAAGCGCCGAGCTTCATCTGCCCCTGCTTTCCGGAATCGGCGATCAGCTCCGCCAGTTCCTCACGTATCTTAGCCTTGCGGATTATTTCTGCCGCCTTGAATGCGTCGTTTAAATTGAGTTTTCTCATCAGTTGCCCTCCGTATCAGGAACGAAAATCGCAAAAGGCGGATTTACTGCGTCCGTTTCGAAATCCGCGAGATTATTGTAACCGTACAGCGTCACCTTTACCTTGCCCTCGGACTGCGGCGCGAAGTCCATGGACAGCCCGTCCTCGTTCAGACCGTTTGAAAGCTGGATTATCATGGGCGTATCGCTGCCGGAAATGCAGCCTACCCACGTCAGATTTTCAATGTAGTCGGAATCGCCAATGCCCGCGTTTCCGGATATCTTTGTGTAGCCCTTGGGAATTCCGTTGCCGCCGCTGCCAGATACGTCAGTTCCCGCCGTAGCAGTCGCAGATGTAAGCGCCATTTTCAGCGTTTCAACGGTCGTTTCGATGAATGTCGCAGACAGCGAGCACTCCCATGTTTCAATGTCTGCAAGCCCCTTGACGCGCCCCACAGCACCGTCAACCTCGATGCTGCGGATTGTGGGCTTTGCGGTAAACGTTCCGCCGCCCTGGGTAGCGCCGAGGCACTTTCCCGCTTTCTTTGCGGTGGCGTAGGTGTCGGTGCCTACCGTGAAATTCTTGAAGATAGCGCCAGCGTCAAGCTGTATATTGAGCGGCGTTTTCTCCGTAATTCCGTTGTATGCCTTTTTAGCAAAAGCCATATTAATCCTCCTTGTCGCGATAAAAATACACCGCGTAGCTCTCCACGAGGTGCACTATCTTGTTGTTGTCCTTTTCGGGAACGGCGTAACGGCTCCCCTCAGCATAAACGCTGATGAAGCCGCCCTCCGCAGTCCCTTTCTGATCTGTAAGCCGCGCGCGGATATCGTCTGCAAGAGCGTGAGCCTCTATCGGGTCGCCGGAATCAAGCCAGATATCCAGCGCCAGCCGGAAAACCGCCGAATACCCGGAATCCGTAAGCTGCCGTAGGTCGCCGGCAACTTTCGGATACTGTACCGGGGACGGGCTTTGAAAATATACCGCCGGGCACGCGGGTTTTATTAGCCCCACCAGCGCCGCTATCACCGTTTCAGTTTTCATCGCCGCCGTAGTCCTCCTCGTCGTTTATAAGCCCCAGCGCCCGATTTTCGTCCTCGATCGCCGAGAGATACTGTCCCTCTATCCTCCGGATCTCATCAATGTTGTCCGCTACCGCAGAGTATATCGGCGCCAGCTTCGGAATTTTCGAGGTGCCAGTTTCATAAAATCCGCCGTAGAATCCCATGGGCTTGTATCCCACCTGCAAGCTCGGTGTTTCCTGCTTGCTTTTCACCCAGTATTGCAGGTACCGCCGCGCCCGCCCCGTTTTTCTCGGCAGCTTAGCCCGGGCAAGTTTCGCGATGAATTTTCCCACATCGCGCAGCGCCGCGCGTGTGAGCTCCTTGATCGTGTATTCGCAGCGGTCGGCGTTGCTGATATATTCCACACCGTCCTTGGTGATTTTCGTGTAGTTCGGCAGCGCCATAGAATCACCCCTCTGCTATATCTGAGCATATAAGCTCCAGCCGTTCTCCCTCAACAGGGTAGGTGCGGATTACCTGATACTCCTTCCCGCCGAATCTGAGCGCCTTTTCATTCTGATACTCAAAAGCCCAGCACCGGAAAGTGAGAGACGGCGACATTCCGACAGCCGCCGCCTGATAGAATTCATTGCGCTTGATTCCGCACTGCTCTGCGAATATCGTCCGCTCGGTATCAGCTTTCACAGCCCGGCCGAGTTCGTCCGATTCCGCAGCCGTGCCGCTCTTTATCAGCGTTATCTGTACGTCCGTCAAGGCTCGTCACCGCCCTCATAAAATCCGCACAGGGACATCGCCCCGGCGAGGTCGAGATACCGGGACTGATACAGTTCCCGCTCCTTGACATCGCCGTTTGCGAAATTCCCGCGGCAGTACAGTTTCACGGCCTGACGAGTGAGCGGCGCCGCCTCGTCAACGCTGTCGACTCCGCGCATTTTCAGGTCGTTTTTCGCCGCTTCGATGAGCTCTTTCAGCTCATCGTCGAACACGTCCGCAGTAATACGGAGAGACTTCTTGACGGCTTCCAGCAGCGTAGTTTCGCTCACTCGTCACACCTCCTTACGGCTTCTTCTTGGTGAGAGTTACGAGGGAGTTGGTGTCTACCGCCTTGCCGTCGAACAGCATGATAGCCTTCTTGATACGGTCGTCGGTCGCCTCGTCGATATAGTCGCGGACGGTCACGGCATAGTTGGTGTTGCCGATGTAGTCTCTGAAGTTGAATATAAACGCGAAAACTGTGTCCTTGGACACGGTATCCGAGTAGCTGTCGAGGTATTCGCCGTCGACAAGCACGACCTCGCGTCCCCATATGTAGTAGGACGGCTTGCCATTCACGCCGATTATCTCCTTCATGATGGGCGCGCCGTTGCCGTCAACCATCGAGATGATCGCGTTCATGAACGTGGACTTGGTCATTACCCAGACCGCGCCGTTCTCGTATGATTCGGGGAGCGCTCCCTCTGCCGCCGCGAGGTCCTTGAAGGAAAGCGCGTTAGTTGCAGCCACCTCGATCTTGCGTGCAGCCGGAACAGTTTCGGTGAGTACGCCCTTGGGCTGCCCGGAGCCTGTGCCCTTGATCATCGCCTTCTCTACAGCCTTGATCATAGCCTCCGCGATGTTGTCCGCGACGGTCGCTTCAAATACGTCAAGGGTAGTCACGGTCACTTCAAAGGAAAGCGCCACCTTGCAGGTGAGCTTGTGGTAGGCAAAAGTGATGGAAGTCACCGCCTTCTTCTGGGTTTCGCCGTTAGTGCGTTCAGCGCTCCATGCAGCGGTCGGCTTTACGGAGCTAGTCGGTACAGAAACGCCGCCCTTGAAGTTGGTGTGAGTGATACGGCTCCAGAGCTTCCCGGTACTTTCCATCTTCTCATAAATCTTCTTCACGATCGTGGTCGGGATCACCGCGCCGACGTCACCCGTAGTTGTCTGCTCGGCCTGATTTACCATGCCGGGCATCTTCAGCGCGGAACCTGTGAGCATTGCGTCCATGAACGCGATGCGGTACTCCTTGCTGCCGTACATATCGCCCTTAGCGCCGCCGGCAGCAGGCTCGGGGGAGCCGGAAAGAGCCGCGCCTCCTGCGTTTACCATGCCGGGGATTCCGGCAGGAGCCTTGTTCAGCGCCGCGAGATTGGCCTGCGCGGTAAGTTCCTGCTTGTGATCGTCGTCGAGTTTTTCGATATCTGCCTTGATACCGTCAAAGTCCGCGTAGCGGTGCTCGTTTACAGCCGCCTCGGCCAGAGCCATGAGCTCCGCTCTTCTTCCCTCAAAAGTAGTTGCGTTTGCCATAGTTGTTTTACCTCCTGATTTTCAGTAAATCTAATTCAGCCCGCGCCTTTGCGCCCTTGTCGCGCATTTCTGCGAGCAGTTTTTCCGGCAGCAGCGGGATTGCTGCTGCGCACAGTTTCATTCCGGCGGGAGCCGCTCCGGAAGCCGGTGCGGAAATCTCGTCCACCAGCCCGAGTTCCACGGCTTCGTCAGCCGTGAGCCATGTTTCCTTCGCCATCAGCCCGAGCATTTCCTCCATGCTGCGCCCTGTCTTTTCGGCGTACGCGCCCGCTATGGACCTGTCTGCCACTTTCAGCACGTTCACCGCATGAGCCATCTCCCGATTGTCGCCCTCTGCCGCCATTGATACATTGTGTATCATCAGCATTCCCGCAGGGGATATATCCGAGTGTCCTGCGCACGCTATTACGCTCGCGGCTGAGCATGCCTGCCCGGTGATGTGGATATGCACGTCAGAGTACGCGCGCAGAGCCGTGTAGATGTCCGCGCCTGCGCTGATATCGCCGCCCGGCGAATTGATGTATACATCAACCCGCTCATTCTTCCACTGCGCGTCCCTGACTGCCTTTATCACCGGGGCGGGAGTAGTATTTTCCACCCCGAAAAAATCGTATACCCAGCCGTCGTCGTTAGATACGATAACGCCCTTGATATCAATATCAGCCATGTTGCATTATTCCTCCTCTCCCGCCGTAGTAGCCGGTTCCACCACCGTTGCCGTATCTTTTCTCAGCAGCGGCACATCTCCGCCCGGCAGCGGAGCCTTATTCATTGCAGCGCGCCACTCATTCGGCGTCATAGCCCCTCTGTCCACCATCGCGGACAGGTTGAGCTTGGTACTCATGCTGGCATACTGCAAGTTGGAAGCCTCAAAGATGATTTTATTTCCGCACCCGCGCTCCCTGCGTGTGAACAGCTTCCGCGTCATTTCCGAGCCTAAATCAATCAGGATAGGCTCAACGGTAGATTCATAGAACGCGTTCCACTCGTCCTCGTTGTAGGCGCTCTGAATGATTTTCGCGTTGGTGCCGAAGTGGTTGTAGAATCGCTGTGTGGTGCGGTCTATAAGCTGCGCGTTTGGCACATAGTCGTCCGTTTTTATCTGCGTGGCGTCCGCTTTGCTGTCTACGGCCGCAACTCCGGAGCTCGCAAGAGTACTGAGGTAGTTCTCTGCGAATTCCTGAGCCTTTTTTCGCAGGTCCTCATCACGCACGGTGGTGTTGTATTTCAGCAGCCACCGGACAGCCGAAGAATTGTTCACCGCCGTAACGATAGACTTGTCCACTGTGCCGATAACGGTGAGCAGCGGCTGCAATACTTCCACCGGCGATGTACCGAACAGGTCGTTGTCCCCGAAATCCCGGCGCAGATGAATGATATCCGAGTAATAAAACGGGTACACCTTTCCGTTTTTCATGGAGAAAGTGAGGATAAGGTCGCCGCCTGCATTGAAGCTCGCCTCCACGTTGTACGCGTCTATCGGATATATCCCGCAGGGGAATCCGGACGAATCGCGGATTATCGCGGCGAAAGCATTTCCGGAAAGCTCCCGCTGCCGCGCCATTTTTTCAAGGAATTGCTGGCAGCTCATGTATGGATTGGGCTCCTCCAGCAGAAAGCGCATATATGGCTCGGGATTCGTTTGTACGGCGCCTCCGCTGTCGCGGATATGTTTGGGTACCGCCTTGCCCACAGCCACCGCTGTGGGGCGTATACAGCTCCTTACGGTGTCGCTGGAGAATATCTGCCCGTCCCAGATGTACACGCCGTTTCCGCGCTCCGTCACAAGCTGAAAGCGCGTCTGTTCGTGCTCTTTTCTGTTGAATAGTCTGTTGAATATGTTCATATCATTACCTGATACTCCTCCATCTTGTCCGTAAGCACTACATAAGCGTCCAGCAGGGCTGCCGTGCCGTCTATGCGGCGCGTGCTCCTTGTAGTTTTAATCGGCTGTATATTGCCGTTCCTGTCCTCGTCCACGGCAGTATTCGCAAGGCACCACCGGTCTATCGGATTGTTGTTGTAGTTTATCCGCTTGGCCTTTAAGTCAGCCCCGAGGGATTTCATCGGCGCAGAAAGTGTTTTCTTGCCCTGGATTACGGGAACCATGCACGCGGGTCCGAATTCCTGCTTCATTTCATTTACCCAGTAGGTCGCGCTCCATGAATCGTAGCCGATATACATCGGGTAGATATCGAATTTGTCCCGCAGTTCCCGGAACCAGTCCGTGACTGCGTGATAATCCATTTTGTTGCCCGGACAGGTGCGGCACCAGCCTTTCTCGATCCAGATATCATAGCGGATCTTATCCTCTTTTACCTTGTGCTCCACTAAATCCTCCGGAATCCAGTACATCGCAATGGAAAAGATTCGCGGGTCTTCCGGCAGCATGAAAAGCGCTTTCGCCGCGGTGAGGTCGTTGGTGGAGGAAAGGTCGGCGCCGCCGATAAAGTACCGCGGCTTGAGCTCCGCAATGTCGTAAGTCGCCTCGTTCACCAGCTCGTCAAAGTTGAGCCATGCCTGAGAGGTGGTTGACGGAATATTGAATTCCTTGCACAGCAGATTCCGCAGCAGGGAGCTGTTCTGCTTCGCCTTTTCCACCTTTTCAGAGAGAGTGCGCAGATTCTTGATAGTCCCAAGCCCCGGATTGGCTTTTCTCCAGCAATTCGGGTCGTCCCATTCCTCACGCTTGTCGAGTTCGTAAATGAAGAATATCGAGCGATCGTCCCGGTATGCGTCATCACCGCCGGAATAGCCGTCGATTGTTCGCCGTCCCTCGTCGTAAATCTCATCGTAGATATCCTCGCGGACAACTCCTGCGGTGGACGTGATGAATATGAGCGGCTGTTCCCGGGCGGTGATACCGTCCGCCATGATGTCGTAGAGCGCACGTCCGTTCTGCCACTGGTGTATCTCGTCCATGAGCACGCAGTGGACGTTCAGGCCGTCCAGCGTGTCCTGATCGGAAGCCAGCGGCTTGAAAGTACCATCGTTGAAATCCGTCTCAATGGAGCCCGTGAGCACCCGGGAACGTTTCAGCAGCGGCGGCGACTTTTTCACCATACGCTTTGCTTCCAGCCAGATGATTTTAGCCTGGTCGCGCTTTGTCGCTACCGCGTAGATCTCCGGACCCGGTTCTCCGTCCGCCTGCTGCATATAGTTTCCGACAACGGAGGCCAGCAGCGATTTACCGTTTTTTTTGCCGACTATAAGTACCGCCCGCTGATACCGCCGTATTCCCTTGTCGTTCACAAATCCGAAAACAGCAGCGAGCATAGCTTTTTCCCACAGTTCAAGCTCGACGAGCTGGCCGCCGAGCTTGCCCTTGGAGTGTCGGCAGAAATTCTCTGCAAACTCCAGAATGTGATTGCCGCGCTTCGGCGAGTAGTGCCATTCTCCCGGTTCCCGAATATCTCGGGCGAGCTTTTCGTAGGTGACGCGTATTTTCCGGCTGACGGCAATTTCGCCGCGCTGGATCTGCTCCCAGTATTCCAGAATCGGATTATAGCTATCCGGGTACCTTTTCATGCGCGCACCTCCTCCCAGTTCCGCTAAGGCAGGCGCGCACCTCTGCTAAGCGCGATTATTTCAGCGCGGCTCCGGTTCATGGGCAGAAGATGCCTGCAAGCCCAGCAGCGTTTACGGCAGCACTTCGGTGTAATTCCGCAGGAATGTTTTTCGCAGAAGTAAGCCGGCTTTTTCGCCGTAGTTTTACCGAATAGCAACAGATATTTCATAGCGCCCTCCTACTTGTGGCTGGTGTAATCCACCACTACCGCGATAGCTACCACGGCGGCGGTGATACTGAGGATATCCCCTATCATAGCAAGCGTGTCGATAATGCTCATATCCCCTCCACGAGCGTAAACTGTGCCTGTGCCTCTTCAATACGGTTTCGGGCAATTTCAAAATATCCGAGATCTTTTTCAATTCCGATGAAATCGCGCCCGGTATTGAGCGTCGCTACTCCAGTAGTACCGGAGCCCATAAAGCAGTCAAGCACCGTCCCGCCCGGCGGGCATGATACCCGGATAAGACGTTCGGTGATATCAAGCGGCTTCTGGCAGGTGTGCAGCCTATTGGTTGAGGGCAGCGGTGGGCGGTGCCAGATATTGCAGTGCATATCATCGCAGCGGTGGTAATTCCGCAGGCTCTCGTATTCCTGCCGTAAGCTCTCGTAGCCCTTGCCAAAGCCGAGCGGCTCATATACGCTCTCCCACACTTTCTGCGTAGGTATCTCAAACTGATTATTCTGGAAATAATGCCGCAGCATATGCGGTTTCTTTCCGGTCGCCTGCTCGTAATACGCGCCGATTTTCTTGTTATCCAAACCGAGCCGTTCGCACTCTCGCCGGTACCAGTCTTTCAGCGGCTTTGAAGCAAGCCGGGTTGCTATACACCCGGTCAAGCCCAGTGTGCGCCCATGCCTTGTCTGCATCCGCCGGGGCATTGAAAAAATGCAGGCAGTATTCGCAGATATTGAACCATGAACGCGGAGCCGTGCGGCCGTCAGGGTCGCGCTGGTGCCATGTTCTAGCGCGGTATGTATCTCCCTTATCCCAGATACAAAAAGACACGAAAGCCAGCGGCGTGCGCTTCTTGATTTCCATGAGTAGCTCCGCTATCTGCTCCATATCGTTGTGCCAGAAATATAGTACGCCGTTCGGCTTCAATTTCCTGGAGTACAGCGTGAGCCATTCGATACACCAGTTGATATAGTCGTCTATCTTATCCCACGCATTCACAACGTCTTTTCCATTCACGTTTGTCACAACGCCTATATTGTAAGGCGGGTCGGTGAGCACCAAATCAACCGACCTGTCCGGTATCTGCTCCATAAGCTTAAGGCAGTCGCCCTGCATTAAATTCATGCGTTCACTTCCTTTTCCAGGCATAAAAACAGCGCCCCGTCGGAGCGCTTGTATTGAGTTAATTGCGCGAATTAACGCCCGCGTTCGCTGATAAACTCATCGAATCCGTCGGAAACAGGCTTTGCCTCCTCCTTGGGGAGCATATCGTTGAGCTGCTTGATAGTTTTCAGATAGCTATCATAGAAGCTTTTGTATGTTTCCGCGTTCGGCCGCTTCCGATCGTAGGGCTCCTGGTTTCCCTGCTGGAATGGCTCTGTATATCCATTCTCGTTGAGGTCGCCCTCCAGTTCCTCCAGCGATACCCGCAGAAACGCCGCCCGCTGTATCGTTCCGATAACGAGGCTCATGCGGTCGCCGTCCATCTTTGCGTAAATCTTCTTTAGTCGATTGGCTTCTTTTTTTATCCGCCGTTCTTTCTCCTCCGCCGCGTACATCACCGCACCTCCTCCCAGAAATCAACCCCCAGGGGGGCTTACAAACTCCACGCGTATTTTCGTTAACTTCACCCCGTCACGGTCTCCTACCGATATAGCCTGATGAAAATAGGGGGGGGATATTATTTTTCAAGCTGTTCGAAATACCTGTCTATCAACGTGCGCTGCAATGCCTTGTTTTCGCGGTTGGAATCCTCTCCGGCTCTGCGTATGCATTCGTGATAGTCTGCGTCCATGTATATCAACTCCGCGTCAAGGCGTTTGGCAAGCTCCTCACGTTCTTGACGCTTTGGGAAACAGCCGATTATCCATACGGCTCGGCAGTCCGGTACTTTATCCTCGATAAGCTGATAGAGACAGTCGCGCACTGACAGTACCACAGGCAGCAGATTATCGGAGCCGCGCTCCTGAAATGTAAGCGCACGTCTCAACGCGTCAACATCCACCACCAAATCTCCCACAGACATATTCGCACGGACATACGAAGTTTTTCCGCTTGCAGGTGCGCCCCACACGATTATGCGGCGAGCCTTCACCAGAAAACCGTCCTCGTCCATGTAGCAGCCGTTCGTGAGTATTTTAGACTTCCGGCGGCGCTCCCGCGCTTCATCGAATTGCTTCAGAATCAGTTCGCGGTGTGCCTTGAAGTGGCAGTCTTTGCAGAGCCATTTCAGATTATCGGGATTCAGGCAGATATCGTAATCGCTTATGTTGGCAGGCGTGAGCGGCTCGACATGATGGAGTTCCTCGCCCACATTCTCATGGCAGTTTTCGCACATTCCACCATCGCGGCGCGTGCGTTCTGCTATGTATGCGTCCCGCGTATCTATCCATGCGCGGGAGTTGTAAAAACTCTTTGCGAATTCCTTGGCCATGCGCTCCTCCACAAAAGAAAAGCGCCCTCGCTGAGCTTGGGCGCTTTTCAGTATTTCATGATACTAGTATAGCACAGGTGAACCGAACAAAACGAACAACTTACAGTTTATTCATGAACCGGTTGTAAATCATGCGTACACCGTCCGGCGAATTGTTCCCCCCGACCTCATAGGCGACGCGCGTCCAGCCGAAAAGGCTCACGCAGCGGTAGTAGACTATCTGCCGGGTCAGGCTGTCGGGAATATCGTAGATGAACGCTACTGCTTCATCGCGGCGCTGCTGAATCTCCTCGCGCTTGAGTTCTATGCGGCGCTCAAGGTCAACGCGCCTTTCGGCAAGCTCCCCGACCTTGTCGGACGTTCCGGAACTGCTTCCGGCGTTCGGCTGCGGCGAACGTACCAGCGAGCGGCAGCGGAGTCGTTCAAGCTCCTGCTCCCACATACGCAGTTCCCGATGGAGGTAATATATCTGTTCCAACTCTTCACGGATCATTTGTATCAGCCCTCCTGTTCCCGAAAATAATTTCGTAAATCACATCGTCGTGGTATCGTCCACGCCTGTCCCGTATGGCGTCCTTCAGGACAAGCTTTCTGCCGCCGTTGCGCAGGCAAAAGCGGTCGTAATGCTTTTCAACGGGGTTCCCGCCCACCATTCGCCACTCCAGACGGTGTATGTGATATTCGTTGATTATCTTCCTGAGCTCCCTTAACACGTCTATCCCGACCGTCGCGTTCCTGCCGAACGAAATCAGCCCGAAACTGTGGGCGCAGGAAGCGTACCAGTCTACAGCGTAAGTCAGATATCCTACCGGTTTGCCGCCGTCAACGATCGCATACCGGAATGTGCTGTCGTCGGGATCATCGGCTATCTCCGGAGACGAAAAGCCGAGACCGCCGGAGTAATACAGCATATCGTTCGTGTATGCGCATTCGCGGAAACGCTGCATGATTTCTTCCTTGTATATGATTGCCGGTTTCAGCATTCTGTCCTCCTGTTCCATGCTTCTGCGGCTTTTTCGGCGGTTTTAATTGTCGCCCTCCAGCCGTCAACAAGCTCCGTGCCATCCTCCACCCTGACGCCGAAAAGCAGCGAGCAGGTCTCACATTCGATAAGATACTTCCCGTAATTATCCCTTGCGAGATCCACTTCGGATCCGCAGAACGGACAGGACTTAAGTTTTATTTCAGACATCTGTGTCACCCCACTTTAAAGCCTGCCCGCAATGGTAGCAGTAATCGGCTATTCCTGTTCCTGCAAATCCGCGCCCGCAGTTGGGGCAAGAATAAGCGCTTGTGTATCGTATGCGTTCTTTGCGGTTTTGGATAGGTGCCTTGGGTATCTGCTTTTCGAGGGCTTCAACAGCCATATCGAAAGCCTTTTCAATATTCTCAAAGGTTTCTCCATTTTCGGGAATGCTTGTTTTCCTGCGTATGATTGCGATTGCTTCTTCTACGGTCATTCGGTGTCACCTCCGTATTCTACTCCGAAAACCTTTGCGGCTTCTGATGGGCTTCCGGCTCTGACAAGCGCCCTATACCCGCAGCCACGACACCACACGGAATATAGCCGTTCTTCCGCGTAGTAGGTTTTTAGCCATCTCCCGCAGATTTTGCAGCGTATCTCTTCGGGCGTTCTCTTGTACATTGCAGGAGCGCAATACGCCGCGTGTAACACCTCATCAACCCTCATCTTCATCTGTATCGCCTCCGTTTATATCCCCGTTTTCGGGAAGCTCATGCCAGGGTAGAGGGCAGTCCCTGAAAAAATGTTCCCTCGGATCGCCCTCGTCAACTGCGCCAAGCCGGCATTTGTGCTTTTTCATGCTATAGTATGGGCATTCACCGCAGCAGCCGATTTCAATTTCAATGATCCGCGCCATTTGTTCCGCCTCCGTCCATCTTAGCGCCATAATTCTGGGAACCGTTCCATGCGTTCGCCGCTTCCTCCATGGTGTTGCCCCATACGATTTTTCTACAGCGGTAACAGCGTATAAACCACTTGCCGTTCTCGTCTTTTTCAACTTCGGGGCAGTAATGCCTGTCCCCACACGAACAACGTTTAAGGTTTTCAACCTCATTCTCGTCCATCTTAGCGCCGCAGCTGGGACAGTAGCGGAAATGGTCTGCGTGTGACGGGTCAGACCAGTAAGCTGTGCACACCGAACACCTCATGTGTATATAGCCAGTTTCAGAATCGGGTTCCTTAAACCTGATCCAACGTCCATGCACCACCGGCGCAACATCGGCGGCAGGCTCATAGTCAATAACCTGGTCGATTGTCGCGGCGATAAACATCGGGCAATTTTCGTCGGAGCATACGTCCATTAACACCTTTCTTATGCTTTCGCGGTCTATGTATTCACTCATTCTTCTGTATCCTCATCAACGAAATCCTCGCCGAAACACTCCCGGAACATATCAGCCGACAGCTTGTACATTTTCTGGTGCCGTTCCTTGCTGTCTGTGTACTTCCCGGAATTGTGCGCGAGCTGTGTTATCTTTCCTCTGCATGTTTCAGCGGTGCACTCGCCGTTGTATTCGGCAAGGCAACCGCTGCATTCTTCGGTGTGATTGCTCATTCCTGTTTACCACCTTTCAAACCAGAATCTTACGTCCGTTCTAGGGCGTGCTATCATTCCAAACCTGACTAGATTACGGAAAGTTGCGCTGCATTTCATCTGCGTGTCATAGGCTCGTTCAATGATTTCCCTGAACCTCTCTACCGTGTACGTGGACTTGTAGTGATTACAAGCCCGGCACGCCGGATAGAGATTTGAGATATCGTCCTCACCGCCGAGGTGCAGTGGGACAACATGGTCTGCCTGCATGTCCTTGATAGTGATTTCGCAGCCGCAATAAGCGCAGCGACCGCCGAATTTCTCATAGATCTGCTGGCGTTCGGCAGCAGTAAGTTTTCTGCGGTCACTCATTCCCGCTCACCTCCACATAGCGCCACGACTGCGGCGGCTTTGATATCTCGCAATCTTCCCATTCACAATAAGCTGGTTCTTCCAAGCTACTTGTGCAATAATACTTACAATTCTCGCAATTGTGCGAGCACGGCTTTTCAAAAAGGCTCAATTCCTTCGGCTTTTCGTAAATTTTCAGATTGGAGATATGCCAGCCCCAAAACGTCTTGCAGAATCCCTCGCCGATGTACGCCTTAACATCATCGAACGTCATGCAGCACGAACGGCAGAAATCACAATCATTGGGATTGTCTGCTTCGTTTGAGGTAAGCACTTTGAAATCTCTGCGATCATCGTCATCGGGGAAATCATCATCGCGAAATATCTGCCGAATATCCTGGTAAACATTATCTTCCTTGCAAAACTCAGCTTCATACTCGGAGATACTGTCGCAGATAAATTCTCCAATGACTTTCTGCTCGCAAGGGTTTGAATACTTCGAACTTGTTTTGATGAATACCGGTTTTCCGTGGTAAATCACGCCGTAGTTTTCATCGCCATCTTTCATTACATCCATCAACTGGTCTTTGCTCTTCGATTGGTATATGTAACACTTGAACGGTGTTTCAATCTTTGGTCTGGTCTTGCGTACTTCAATGGTTTTCTTACCGTTTGCGATAAGCCCACACCATTTTGGCTGTATGCTCAGCAGTATTGCTTTTTCTTTCATCACTGTTCACCTCCAGCAGTTCCGGGTTGTCGTAGATCCCACGCATTTATATCCTCCAATCTGACCCGCAAGTGCGGGACTTCTCCGTAAAGCTTGACAACACGAGCGTCACAAACGCACTTATCATCGTCGTAAGCCACGCCGTTCAGCGCGTCGCAGACGAGCTTTCCTATGTTGTCCCAGTCTGGTTTCTTGGTCGGACGAATCTTCCCGCTGAGCATATCAGCCCGGCGATACTTCGGAGTGCTTTTCGGAATACCCATCACTGCGATTATCGTGATTCTGATTTCCGAATCCTCCGGGAACTTATGTCCTCCCGCTTTGCGGTACGCCCACTGAATAAGCTGTTCGTGAAGCTTAGTTTCCTTCGGAGTGTATGTAGTGCCGGAGACCCGGCTGTGCCTGGGTCTCTGTTTCCCGAACGGCTCGCCCGGAACCGTGAATTCAATCTGCATTCTATCCCTCCTCCGAATACTGCTTTCTGAGTTCTTCCATCACGTCTGCCGGATCTATGCTGCTGTTCACCTCTGGAACTCCGTCGGCGATCAGCCACTCGGCTATTCTCGCGTAGGAGATACCTCCAGATATTCCTTTGCGCTGCTGCCAGTTCTGATATTTCTGCTCATACAAGGCAACAGCCTTCTCCCCGTATTTGCGCACAAGCTGTTCGCGGGTGGGGGAAGGGGCAGGCGGCGCAGCCGTCCTGCTTTCCCTTTCTTTTAATTTCATTTCATTTCTTTTCTTTTCATTTAGGGAAGAAATATCGCCGTTTTTTCCGGAGTTTTCGTTGCTTTTTCCGGAAATATCAGCGTTTTTTCCGGAATTGCCTATATCTGAATCATCGAGAGGAATAATTACATACTCTAAGACAGGAAAAATATCCTTACGTTTCAACGACTTTGCCGCTTTCAGATATCTCTTCTGGATTCCGCGAGAAGTCAGTATTCCGTATTTGGTATACATTTCCTTGTCGAACAGCGATTCATGATTCTTGGATTCTCTGAGCGCAGCGGCAACAACCTCACGAACAACATCAACACCCACAAACGCCTCACGGTTTGCAAACCTTGACGCCACCCTGTCGTTCCACTCGCAATAGTATCCGTGTATACCATAAATCTTTTGAAAGAGCTTGATTATGATACCAAGCCCTTTCATACCGAACATATCTTCTATTTCCTCAAGCTTATCATCAAACCGGCAATCCAGAGAGAAGTACGGTATACCCTCTGTCATGCATGCCCTCCTATCTATCAGAATGGATACGGGTCGCTGCCTACGCCCGAGAAATCAGCCGCCGGAGCTTCCGAAGAAGCATTCTGCGCTGCCTGAGGAGCAGCCGGAACCGTATCGGCGGCAGGAGCATTCCCGGACTTCTCGCCCGTGAAGCTTACGCGCTCGGCGTTTATCTCGTACCATGTGGACTGGTTCCCGGACTTGTCCGTGTACTGCCGGGTCTGCATTTCGCCCTCTACGAGTATCATACGCCCCTTGCCGAAGTACTTATTGACAAGCTCCCCGGTGGAGCGCCATGCCACCACGTTGAAAAAATCCGTCTTGCGTTCCTCGCCCTTCTGCTGGAACCGTCTGTCAACGGCTATCCGGAACGTGCAGACGTTCACGCCATTCGGGGTCGTTTTCAGCTCCGGATCAGAGCAGATACGCCCCATCATTATCACTTTGTTGTACATTATCGTATCTCCTTTGACATTCCGTGTTCTGCCAGCCATTTTTCCGCCTTTGCAACAAGCTCGGGCGGAGCCGATGTGACATTGCAGATACACTTGTTCACCATCGCCCAGAATACGGTTTCATTATCTGGTATCGGCACTCCGTATTTCTGCATATATACCTTTATCTTCGCTTCATCGTACGAAAAAAGGGCTTTATTACGCTCTTTTACAAACTCCTCAAATGAGGTATTACTGAAATCCGCCACAATTACGCCTCCTCAATATCCGCTTATATTTTCCGCCGCGCGGGACTGCAATTTACTGCATTTCTGCGGAGTTTTCCTCGGGTTCGTCCGGAGAATCGCTATTCACGATGATCTCCGAATCATCCGTAGGCTCGCCGAGGAGCTTTCCGGGCGCTGCCTCATCGGACAGCGCATTGCTCATCTCGATGGACATGATCCCGTAGTGCGAGAGCAGATTCCGCAGCACTGTCTTTATAGCCATTTCGTCGAAGTTGTCGCGCCATATCGCGCTCCCTTTCTGGAAAGCCTTGCTGTACTTCTTTACATGCTCGGTCAGCTTTTCGCGGCTCCAGTAGTAGGTCTTGCTGAATCCGTTCAGCGTTTCGATATACGCGAAGTAGCCTATGATCTTATCGGACACACGCTCGCCGGATATATCCACCGCGCCGGTCAACTTGTCCTCGCTTTTCAGCTCGCCTTCGTATACCTTTCCGGCGTTGATGTAACGATACTCGCCGGTCCTCATCGCAAGCTGTATGTATCCCTTGTATCCAAGCTGGAACTGCGGTTTCGGAACGCCGTGGTCCTTGTACGGAATGATGTAAGCGAATCCGAGCTGTTTCTCAACAGGGAGCTTGAGCGCCGCTGCTTTCAGCGCCTCCGCGAGTACCGCTCTGGGCTCGCACTGCTGGAGCAGCGTATCGTTGTTAAACAGATTCATTACGGACGCCGCGAAAGCTCCGGCGTTCTTGTCGAGCGTGCTCTTAAGGGTCTGCTGAATCGCTCCGTTGTTCAGCAGACTATTGAGCACCTGCGCCGGGGTAGCCTTTGCGGGGGCTGCCTGCGGCTTTGTCTGGGCTGCGGCGGCGATTACGCCGTTTGTGTTGGTCGTAGTGGTCATGATTCTTTCCTTTCCGATATCTTGAATATCATTGCTTTGGATTCCTTGAGGTATTCCGAGTAGATGTCCGGGCGTTCTGCTTTAAGGCGCTTGCTGTCTATGGTAGACCTGCTCTGCGGTCTGTATGAGATATGCCAGTCGACCGTCAGCCCGTCTGTATTGCCGTCAAGCGCGGTCTGAAGGCGCTGTTTGAGAGCCTTTTCCCGGGTTTCGAGCTCCTTTTTCTGGGTTATTACCGCCGCAAGCTCGGCAGCGGCGTCGTTCTGCTCAAACATAGTGATCGCATTGTCCCGCCAGTCGGGGTACAGTGCTTTCAGCGTGCGCTCGGCGCTTTCGGAGCCGTCCGGTTCGGGACGGATATCCGGCTTTATGTAGCCGTTCCAGAACGTTATTTCAGACTTCAGCAGCGCCGTACACTCATTTTCGTTCCGCTCGATGGTGAACCAACGGAACCTCTGACCGCCGATGAGCACCGCAAGGTACATGCGGTCGTAGCCCATGACGTTCATGTAATGGCAGCACTGGCAGTAGTAGTACAGCGGAATCTCACCGCTGTCGAAATCGGCTTTGGCGAACGCTGACGTGGTTTTGCATTCCAACCCGGCGTTCTCACCAATGATTTCACGGTCAACATTCGCGGTGATGAAGCTGTATTCATCGTGCTGGAATATGTAGTTGCGGCGGCGTACTTTCTTTCCGGTAGCCTCGCAGAAGCGCTCTGCAACGTACTGTTCCAGCTCGCGCCCGGTGCGCATTGCCTCGTTGTCCTCGGTTTCCGGCATGCGTCCGGTCTTGTCCGCCCAGAGCTCGATTTTCGAGCGGTACGGGGTCAATCCCATAACGACCGCCGCGTCAGAGCCTCCGAGCCCTGTTCTGCGGTATTCGAGCCACTGCTCGCGAGTGATGTCTGTGGTTTTTACTAACTTTCTAGGCATTACTGTTCCTCCTCTGGTTCATCGGCGCTGCCCCACGCTTCCTCGCAGAAACAGCCGTAGCAAAGTTGTTTCCCATCAAGGACCCTCAGCTCGTTCCGGTTGTATTCTCGCTCGCACTCGTCACAGTACCATACCGGCACGTTTCTGTTCGGGCAGGAGCTGCCCGAACACGGCACTCCATCCGGGCAGCCTACGCAGTGATCTTCGATTTTCAGCATGCTACTTCTCCTTTATAATGATAAAATGTCCTGGAGTATTTTCTCCCGCTCCTCAGGCGATTTCTCGCCTGCGTCTATGAAATGGGTCATGATTTATCCCTCCAAATCTCCGAATGTAAGCTGACCGCCCACGTTCTTGCACATTGCTTCTTCCGCGTTCTCAACATTCGCCACCATCTGGCGGTAATAGCTTTCTTTCAGTTCGCAGGCTATTGCACGTCTGCCGAGTGTACGCGCTACATACGGCACGCTGCCGATACCGCCGAACGGTTCAAGCACGATATCTCCGGGGTTCGTCCATAGTTCAATGCAGCGGCGGATTACCTCCAACTGCAAGGGGCATATATGCCGTTCGTCTTTTTCTTCCCGGGCTGAATTCTTCTGGAGCGTGTCGGACTGCCGGATATCCATCCACACTGGGCTTGCGTACTGCTGCCAGACATCGCAAGGGAAACTCTCGTCTGTATGGGTCACGCGCTCCGGATTATCGCCGGGTTTCCTCATCGTGAGTATGTAATCGGGAATTCCCTGGCGGTTCATTGCGCTGTCTTTCTTTATCTGCTTGTGGAGCAGCCCGAGCGCCTTTGTGCGCTGCATTTCCGTGACCGGGTTCTTCCATATCGTCACGCGGCTGTGATAGATGAATCCGCAGTCCTCGAACACCTGACGGAGTATCGCCGGGAAGTCTTTCAGCCCGATAACGCCGTCGCGCTCTTTCATCTTCGGGAGATCCATGCAGTGGAACGACAGCAGCCGCCCCGGCATAGTCACGCGGTAGAGCTCCGCCGCAAGATACTTGAAATGCTCGTAGAATTCCTCGTCGTTCTTGCAGTTGCCCATATCCCGGTCGCTGTTGGAGTAGGTGTAAAGGCTTGCGAACGGCGGCGAAAATATCGTGTAATGCACGGAATCGTCCGGCAGTCCCTTGATTATCTCGCAGCTATCTCCGTGATACAGCGCGTATTTCTCGCCGATTGTCTGGTTTATTACATCAGGCATAGTGTTTCATTTCCTCCCATTCAGGAAGCCGCATTGCCTTGTGCGGCTCATATTCAGTGGATATTCTCACCGTTGCTGTAAGTTCGCGGCGGGTAATATCCTTTGTGAGTTCGATAAGATGTTCTTTCATCTGCTCGTTGTCGCGCTGCTTGCGCTCGATATTTTCTTTGACTGCGCCCTCCTGCGCTGAAATGATGATATACACGTCAACATCGGACTTCTGCCCGAATCTCCAGCAGCGGCGCACAGCCTGATAGTAAGCTTCGAAGCTGTCCGAAAGCCCCACGAAAACGACCTTGTGGCAGTTCTGCCAGTTCATGCCGTAGCCTGCGATTTTCGGTTTTGTGACAAGGCATTTCAGCTTTCCGGCGGCGAAGTCCAGCATGGAACTCGTCTTGAATTCCGGAGTGTCTGAGCCCTGTACATTCACGCTGCCGGGTATCAGTCGGTGAAGCTCGTCCGCTTCAGCGTTGAGGTCGCACCAGCACAGCCAGTTGTCATCAGAAGAATTAACCAGGTCAGCGGCGGCCTTGCAGCGTTCCGTGAGAGAATCCCTGCGGGCTTCGCGGCGCTCCGTAAGCGACAGGGCGACGTTTTCAGTCTGCTCGCCGTCAACGACTATCTCGTGCACGCTGAGCTTCGGCAGGTCGTAGCCCTCGCACGTATAGCCGAGCTTCTTCGGGTCGTCCATGACTACGCACCAGCTTGACAGCCAGCGCCAGAAAAGGTCTGCGGCATGCCCTTTGAGCCGCCATTTCGAGGTCTCACCGCCGTCGTGAACGAAATACATCGCGAGCATTTCCGCGCGGGTCATCACTCCGAGAAATTCAGAGTGGTTGCCGAGTTCCATGTAGTCGTTCGGCGCGGGAGTAGCAGTGCAGGCGAGCTTGTAGGGCGTTTTGCTGAACATTCCGATTATCTGGTTGCGTATCTTTCCGGAAAAGCTCTTGATAATGCTGCTTTCGTCCAGAACTATCGCTGTAAACTCAGAAGACACGAACTTGTTCAGCTTTTCGTAATTTGTAATGTTCACAGAATCGGCGGTCACGTCAGTCTGCGAAGCGCAGATGTTCACCCTGATCCCGAACTTTTCGCCCTCGCGCTGGGTCTGCGCAGATACCGCCAGCGGCGCCACTATCAGGACTTTACCGCCTGTCCTGTGGCGTATCTGTTCAGCCCATTCGAGCTGCATTGCGGTCTTTCCGTCGCCGCAGTCCGCGAATATCGCCGCACGGCCCTTCGCCAGCGCCCACTTTACAATGTCGCGCTGAAAGTCGAATAGCATGGGGTTGAGTTCTTCCTCGGGGACGGTTATTCCGGAAGATGTTGCTGTTATCGCTTTGCTGGCGATAAAATTTTCATAGGATACCCGGCTTTTATATTCTTCTTTCATTTAATACCTCCACACATCTCCGGCAAGTTAGCCCGTACCAGCGCCGCGGGGACTGGCGGTGTGACCGCGTTTCCGCACCGGGCTGTCTGCTTTGATTTCGGATATGGTCTGCCGCTGTCGTCATGGTCAATTATGTAATTTTCCGGGAAGCCCTGCGCATTGAACAGCTCACGCGGCTGGAGCATGCGCATTTTTATGTCAGTGATTATGTATTCCTCGCCGTGTATCGTCACCAGCGCGAAGCGGTCTTTTGTGGTGACGGTGTCCAGCGGGCTGTCTACCGGCTTTGCCGCTCCGGTCGAGAAGTACTTCACGAGAAACGCCTGTACTTCTGCGTGGTGCGAACCACCTGCCGTTATCGTTGCCAGCGGTTCGTCTGCTGGCTGTCCGTCCATGTTGTTCCGCATGGTCAGGATATGAGCTGTTATAATGCTGTTGTGGTCGTGCGCGGTAACTGTATCTAAAGGTTTATCCGCGCCGCTCCCGGCTCCCTGATAATTCCCGCCGTAATTCTTCATGATGTGGGCGACTGACAGCGCGTATCTGGGCGAGGTATCGACCGTCATTAACGGTTCGTTCAGCTCCTGCCCTCGCACTTCATCGCTTGCGGTTTCGCTGTGATACTGAATCAGTGTAGGCGCGACAACGCCATAGCCGTTTTTCGCTGTAACAGTTCCGAGCGGTTCATCAGCCTTTTGTCCCCGGAAGCCCTCACCGGAATGATTGACCGTCACGATGAACGGCTCGGGATTATTTATCACGAACTTCTCAATGCCACGCGCTATGCGACGGAGCGTGTTCTCTGCAAGGGGCTTGTCCCGCTCGAAAATGCTCTGCGCCGGAATGCTCCAGTCGATACACTCGGCGGCGGTGTGATATGGCTTCAAGCCCTTGCCGTTTCCGTGCGTGGGCGGCGGGAATACGATGGGCTTCCCGTCGCACCGGGCTATCAGGTAGAAGCGCGTCCGGGTGGTCGGCGCTCCGTAATCGCAGGAGCGGAGTATGCGGTATTCCGCATTGTATCCCAGCCCCTGTTCAAGCCTTGCCGCTTCGGGGCTGTCCGGGCTCATCTCCAGCGTTGCGCACACCTCCTCGAATGCCGGGTGGTCGTGCGGAATTCCTGCTGTGAGCGCCTTTATGAAGCCGTCGAAAGTTTCTCCGGCGCGCTCCTTTATGGGCTTGCTATCAGCCCCGAGGGGACCCCAGGTGCGTATCTCCGGGACGTTCTCCAGCATTATGACGCGCGGACGGACTTTCAGCGCCCAGCGTATCGTTACCCACGCAAGACCTCTGATGTTTTTGTCAACGGGCTTCCCGCCTTTGGCTCGGGAAAAATGCGTGCAGTCCGGGGAGAACCACGCCAGCCCGACCGGGTTTCCGGCGCAGGCTTCCGATGGGTCTACCTGCCAGACGTCCTCGCAGTAATGCCGCGTGTGCGGGTGGTTCACGCGGTGCATTGCGATGGCGTCCGGGTCGTGGTTTATTGCGATGTCTACGCTCCGTCCTGTTGCCATCTCTATGCCCGTGGAAGCTCCGCCGCCTCCGGCGAAATTATCTACTATCAGTTCCACTTGACTTTTCTCTCTTTCTGTGGTATAATACCACTGTGAATATTTGTTTTTGCCGCTTCCCGAATTGCCGTTCAGGAGCGGTTTTTCTTTTTCTTCTGTGGGAGCAGTCCTCTGAACGACCACACCATCGCTACGCACAGCAGAGCTACGATGATGTCCGCGCCGTTCATGCTGTAATCTGCTCCTGCAAGGTGCGCGGCTGTCCAGCGCAGGTGGAATCCGATCACCGCCGCGATGATGTAGGGCATGTACTTCTTCATGCACGCGCCTCACATCAGCACCTTGCAGACATCGATTATCGCCTGCAAAGCTCCGTCGCATTCGATGTTTACCGTCTTCAGCAGTTCGCCGCGGCCGTTGTAAACGAATGCCTTGGTTTCGTCGTCGCTCAGCTTTATACCCCATATGTGTTCGCCCTGACGGGTGTTGTTCAGCGCACTGGCGAGATTTCCGAGCGCACGGGCTTTGTCCTCGACAAAGGGATCTGGAACGTATTCGCCTTTCTCGTTGATCATTTTGGCATTCTCCTTTCTGATACGCTCCTGAAGCAGGAGCCTTACATCGTGCTGCTTGAGCGTGTTCGCCTGTCCGGCACCTGAGATCAGCTTGCGCTCACGCGCGGTCAGGTGCTTCATCGTCTCGGTTTCTTCGAGAAGCCCCCGGAGGAACTCCTGCGTGCTGGTGATCCAGCGGAGCACTTCGGCAGCGTTGCCGGAATCCTTTATTTTGATGAATTCTTCGTTCAGCTTCGTGAACTTCTTGTTAAGATCTGCGATCGTCATGCCTTGTTTTCCTCCTTCTTATTATTTATCTCTGCGATGGTAGTCGCAATCTCGACTATCAGGTCGAGTCTTTCCTGTTCTGTCATGTCTGCATCTCTCCAATCAGCTTGATCTTGCCGCGGACATTTTGGGCGTCCCAGATGTTTCTTCCCAATGAGGTTATGTCCTCATTTGTCAGTACACCGAGATCATCAAGAATATCCCGCATGCCGTCAGCCATGTAGTAGTAAACAGCCTCGGCGCCGGGGCTGTAGTCCGGGGCTTCCTGCTTGTCAGCAATAAGTCCGTTGATAGATTCAATGCGCTTGTTGACCTTATCTCTCGTCTCTTCGATGTCAGCCACTATCTCGGCTATCCGGTTGTGTATTTCCTGTTCGTTCATATGTGGTTCACCTCCTCCAGCGCCCCGAGGCGCTTCATTATCTGTCCTTTGTCGTAGCGGTAGTTCTTGCCGACTTTCACGGCGGGGAGCTCGCCGCTCCTCGTCAGCGTCCGGACGTGCTGGACGGTCAGTCCGAGCAGGATTGCGATGTACTCGCTGTCCATGACCTCCGGCGCTTCCGCCCACGTCCGCGGCGGGCGGCGCTTGATCTTCGTTGCCATAGTAACCTCCCTAAAAGTTCTTCGTTAGTCACGCCGAATACCTTCGCCAGGTACCCGAGCTCGATGTCGGTAATGAATCTCTCGCCGGATTCCATGCGCTGGACTGCGTTCTTGTCGATGTCCAGACCTATGACCGCAAGCCTGTCCGCAAGTTCCCGCTGGGATATCCTCAGCCCCTTGCGAAGCTCTGCGACCTTGATTCCGGCGATGTTGTTTCTGCCGTCCTCTGTGCGATTGCTGAACATGGTGTTCCCCTCCTTTCTTTGATTCATCTCCTATATTGACATTTACGATAAATCGTGATATAATGACAGCGAAAGGAGGTGAAAATATGTCCACTTTTGAAATCGCAACCCAGCTTGCTTTAAAGGCTATTGAGTGCGGATACATTGAAAAAACTGACAGTTCCGAGCAGAATGCCGAAGAAGTAGCCAAGTTCTTCAACAAGGTTTTTGATGAAATCAACGACCGTGAAGAATAAAGCAGACTGATTGCCCAGCCAGCTCCGTGTTACAGCGCGGAGCTGGTTTCTTATGTGGACTTGCGCGTGAAAGTTTTACAGTATCTTTCCTGTATTACTCTCGAACACTTTACTTTTCCCCCGATAACAACGCTAAATTTGCAAGCCTTACAGAACTTCTTCTTGCAAGATTTCTTTGACTTCTCCACCTCTCTCACCCCCTTTCGTTGATTTTTAGGTTGCTTTTCTCACCGCCTTGTGCTATAATGGCATTGAAAGGAGGTGAAAATTAATGATAAAAGGTCTAAACGACATACAGAAGCAGCTAAAAAACATTGAAAAGGGTTCGCGCGAATCGGCGAAGAAAAAGAGTGTTTCTTTCAACGAATTATTTACCGATAGCTTCATGAAAAAACATACTGATTTTCCCAACCTTGAAGCAATGCTGAAAACATTTGGCTACAGTGATTTCACAAACGAGGAATTTTTGGCGATACCCGACGATGAAATCAACCAAAAGGTTTCAACCTTCACAAAGTTCGATAGCTGGCAGGCTATGATAGACAAAGCCGCAGAACTGTATTCTTTGGAAAAGATGGGCTTTAAGCCCTGATCTCCTCGCGAAGTGAGCCGATGAGCGATATTGTTTTTTCAAGCAGTTCGTTCAGGCGGCTCACTTTTTCTATAATCTCGTCCATGTTGCTTGTATCAATCTTGATTTCCGCAGTTCCGTCCATTTCTATCCCCCTTTCGTTGGTCTGCGTTCCCTTTAGGAAACCTAATCGGCAAAAAAAATCTCGCTTACTCTGGCGTCGGAAAGCGCAAGAAGCTCTTTCAGCGCCTTAATTTCCTTCTGCTTAAACTGACTTGTCCCTTCAAGTTTACAGTAGAAAGCCTTTTTGCCTATTCCTATCTTGTCCGCCGCCTGAGGAACGGTCAGCCTCTTTCTAGCAAGCTCTGCTCTGAGTTCGCTTTCGTTCATTATCATCACCTCGTTTCCTTTAGGACACTTACATTATATCATCATTTCCTAGAGATGTCAAGCACTTTAGGAAACTTTTCTGATTATTTTTTCAAAATAGGTTGCTTTTTTGAAACGAACGTGATATAATAGATACAAGAAGAAAGGAATGGAGGACACAATGGAGATAGGTAACCTAATATATAATAGAAGAAAAGAACTCGGACTTACCCTTGAACAAATCGGCGATTATGTCGGAGTCAGCAAAAGCACGGTAAAGAAGTGGGAAAGCGGATATATCTCTAATATGAGAAGAGATAAAATTGCTCTACTAGCCAAAATACTGCAAATCCCACCTACCGACTTAATTAACGCTGAAACCGAAAACAAGCCCCCGCTCAAACTCCCGAGCGGGGACGAGCAGGAACTCCTCACGATCTACCGGAACGTGAACCAGGACGGACAGGACTACATCATGCAGACCGCGCGAATGGTCGGCGATTCCGAACGGTACCAGAAACCGGATATCCGCCTAAAGCACGCACGGAGCGCAGACGACCACGGCGCTGAATACGTTGAGGTCACCCCCGAAGAGCGCAAGCGCCTGGACGAAGCTCCGGACGAAACGCAGAATCCGGACAACGACATCTGATGAACCGCTATAATTCGACCTCCACAGGGTACAATACCTGTGGAGGTGAGGATTATCACAAACGCATACAAACTCTACAAAGACGCGCGGGACGCGTCCTGGCGCTGCCTTATCAACACTGGAGCGGCAGAAATGCCGATAAAGGTTCTGAAAGTGGCGGCGTTCTGCGGCGTGAAAGTCGTAAAAGACAGCAACGCACATTATTTAAAGTCCGGGGAATCCGGCTGCACTCTGGTTGACAGCGCGGGAAACTGGCAGATAGTCTACAGAGACACCGAAAACCGGGGGCGCACGCGCTTCACGGTCGCTCATGAACTCGGGCATATCCTGCTCGGGCATGAGCTGGCGCCGGACAAATCCGGACATTTTCGGACAGCCTCGGACAGGCGCGAACCTGCGGAGACCCAGGCGGACGAGTTCGCGGCGAGACTTCTCGCTCCTGCCTGCGTTCTCTGGGGACTGGAAGCCTACGAACCGGAGGAAATAGCCCGTATCTGTGATATCTCAGCGGAAGCCGCAGGGTACCGTGCCAAGCGCATGAAAGAGCTGCGAGGGCGCGGGAAGTTTCTCACATCGCCGTTAGAGCGGCAGGTGTTCGAGGCTTTCAAGCCGTGGATAGAGCAGCAAAAAAGCCGCCCCGTATAAGGGCGGTTACATAAAAGAAAAAGCCCCTCCCGTGTTGGAGCACAGGAAGGGCAGAAATGTGACAGCATGCATAATAAAGCCGCCTACAAACTTTATTATAGCATGTTGTCCGCAATATGTCAAGGAGGATAACATGGCAAGAATGAAAAACACAGCCCGCGCAGACGGACGAGTGCAGTCCCGGGTGTACCTCGGGGACGGCAAGTACAAATACGTCTATGCGGCGAACAACAAGGAGCTTCAGGAGAAAGTCACCGAGCTGAAAACTAAGCTCGGGAAGGGGATTGACCTTACAGCGGAAAATGACACATTCGGCTACTGGGCTGAACGCTGGATAGAACTGAAGAAAATGGACGTATCCGCAAAGCGGTGGAGCTCCTATGAATACCGGCGGCACTACCTCGATGAACTTGCAGATTTCCCGATAAGCAAGATAAAATCCGCGCAGATACAAAGCATAATCGTCCGGCTTGCCACAAGCCCCTCCGAAGCGACAGGGAAGCCGCTCGCGCGGCAGACATTGATAAATCTGAAAAATATAGCCTGCCAGATTTTCCGGCTTGCTATTGATAATCGAGTAATGGATTTTAATCCCGCAGACGGCGTAAAAGTGCCAAAGGAAACTGAAAAGGAAATCCGTGAACCGATTTCCGAGGAGCAGCAGCGCTGGATCCGTGAAACTCCGCACCGCGCCCAGACTGCCGCCATGATCATGCTGTACGCCGGACTCAGGCGAGGGGAACTCATGGCACTGAGTTGGCAGGACATAGATCTCAATGCCCGCAGTATCACCGTGTGCAAGGCTATGGAATTTGCCGGGAATACCGGCACGATAGCTAACGCAACTAAATCCGAGAGCGGTATGCGGACGGTGTATATCCCGGACGTGCTCGTTGATTACCTCCGGAAACAGCCGCAGACGAACTTTTTGCTGTCATGCCAGACAGACGGCAAGCCGCATTCAGAAACATCATGGCGGCGAATGTGGAGCAGCTACATGACTACGCTCAATAAGAAGTACGCTGACCTCGGAAAAGCTCAGGCGATTATCGCGAACGCTGAACAGGCGAAGAAAAAGCCGGGTCCGAAGAAATTGCCTATGCTTATTCCAGTTTTCACGCCACACCAACTCAGACACACATACATCACCATGCTCTATCTAGCTGGCGTAGATGTACTCACCGCCAAGGAACAGGCGGGGCACGCAGATATATCCACCACACTGGGGATTTACACGCATCTTGACAAGCAGCACAAACTTAGAAACCTCGATAAGCTCAATCTGTTTCTTTCGGCTGATGGGTGTCAGATGGGTGTCAAGACAAGCTGACAACCCGCATAGCTAAACCGTTTAAAGACATTTTCATTGCGCATTCGTAATGCGCAGGTCGTGGGTTCGAGTCCCATTCCCAGCTCCAGAACAAACCGCTTTGTTAAGCCATTCGGCGAACATGGCGGTTTTTCTTTTTTCCGGGACGGGCTTTCCGAGTGCGCCATTAGTGCGCCATTTCAAAAAAGTGCGCTTATTCCATCGCTATGACGGGGTAAGCGCTTTTTTATGCGCGGCGTTTCTCCAGGAGCGGGTCTGAAAAAACAACTGTGTAAACGCGAATAATCCCGAAAAACGTACCAAAGCTAAAAATGCAGCAAAACAGGGCAACGCTGGAGAGCGACCCGACGCAGCTGCAAGATATACGGTGAAGAGCAGCGGAGTCAATTCGCTGCTTTTCATACTTCACCGGTATCTTCCAGCGGATAAACTCCGGGAGC